ATTCTCCTGTAATATCATTTGTATGATCGGCCGAAGTGTGGATTTGAATTTCTTGCACACTTAAAGTTAAATTAATATGTGTCGGTGCTCCTGTTCCTGCAAAAAATGAAGGACCGTTCGGAGCATATTCAGCAGTAATGCCTTTAATAACACTGTCTTTAAATTGATATAAAGATCTTCGATCTGCACCACCCATATAAAGAATCGATGCAACTTTAGGAAAGGTTAGAAGGGCTCCTGTTGTACCTGCAACATCATGATAAGAGGGCAACGCTGCCATTTTAAACTCATGTATAATATCTGTTAGTATAGTTGACTCGGTGGCCGATCTTGGTGATAAACTCCAATTAAATGTATGTTCGTTTAATGCAACCCCTCTAAACACCGCAGTGATATGAGGATTAGGAGCATTACCAAAAGCCATATTGGCCATTGTTGGAACAATACCGTTACCCTGCCTTAATGCAGCAGAGGCAGCTGCTAGCTTGTCTGGGGTGTTGGAATTTTTCAATCCGGTAAAGGCTTTTGTTGCCTCGTCCTTGAGGCTCGTTATCAAAGAACTGACGCCAGCACCACCTCTGGTGGCACCTCCGTCCATACCAGCACCACCGCCGCCATGTAAATAATTCTGTACTGCTGTCCCAGCCATGCCCATACCAACTCCACCAATAAATCCAAGCTCGGTGTTGTTATATTGTACATTGTGCTTTTCTGTTATATTTGTTGGAGGAGGCAGTGCTATCGCGCCCTCAGTAATTCTTCTTGCTTGCCGCTGCCTTTGAAAGGTATATCTATGAAATTGAAACAAGGTATAATGAGCACCCAGATCAGACGGAAATGTTAAAGCAGCAGCAGTGGTCCCATGTGCATTCCCAGCTGTTCGGGCTCTTCTCCCCCGCGAACGCACAGAAGGCGGCTCCGGAAATTTGCCTCTAAACGATGTTGTCATTAGTTCCCCTGATAAATATTTCTATGGCATATAAAGGACGATTCAAACCAGAAAACCCGGCTAAATACAAAGGTAACCCCACTAACATTATTTATAGAAGTTTGTGGGAACGTCATCTTATGGTATATTTAGATAAGCACCCAGATGTTATACAGTGGAATAGTGAAGAATTTTTTATACCTTATAAGAGTCCATTAGACAAAAGATACCATAGATATTATCCTGATTTCTGGGTAAAAAAGAAGAATAAAGACGGAACTGTTGAAACCACTGTGATAGAAGTTAAACCTAAAGCTCAAACTGCTCAACCAATAAAAAATGAAAAGCATCCAAGGCGCTTTGCAAAACAAGTAAAGACATATGCAGTCAATGTACGCAAGTGGGAAGCAGCTAAAGAATTTTGTGATGATAGGAAATGGAAATTTCAGATACTAACAGAGGATAATCTGTTTTAATGGTTGCATATATATTTCAAAGATTAGTAGACCAAGGAGCCCCTGCGTCCAGAGATGTGTCAACATCACGTGATTGGTTTAGGTCCCACACTGTAAATATTTCACCTCAAAATATACTAAGATCACCTGATCCAGAACAGCATACTATGCCTAGATTTCGAAAGAAATTGAGGCCAGGTCGTTTTGAAGTAGGCAGAATGGTAACATTTCAATATGATCCTAAGGGAAAGGATGCGCTACCATACTATGACATATATCCTTTAGTTTTTGTTATTGATGTTGATCGAGAAGGATTTTTAGGATTAAATTTACATTATCTTCCTCCTGTTCTTAGAGCAAAACTAATGGACGGGCTATGGGACTTTGTTCCAAAACATCAAGATGAAGAACTTGAAGATATTGATAAATTGTCCGGACAAATGACATTTAAACCCTATCAAACACTAAAACGTATTAGATCACTACGTTATTTCCGTCCATGTTTGAAAAGATATCTAAATAGTAACGTAATGTCTCGTTTAGTACAGATATATCCAGATGAATGGAATAACGCCGTATTTTTACCAACACAGAGATTTAAGAAAAAGGGACCAAGTACAGTGTACAAAGATTCTTATGCAAAGATTAGAAAGACTCATTAATGGCTAGTCCAACACAAATTGCACAGAGTGTAAGTGCTCTTGCTGGTATTGCATCCGGAATAGCTCAAAGTTTGGGTGGAACGCCGGGACCAAAAGGTAAGTTTTCTGTCACAAATATGACAAGTGCGCTTAACCAATTTAGTGGTTTGTACAAAAGTCATCACTTTGCAGTATCTATACAACCGCCTGCATTTATGTCAGCAGCTCCTCGTCCTCTACCATGGCAAGCAGCTGGTATGGACGGAGGCGCAACTGGTGTTTCCCATCCTGAGCCACCCAGAGTTAATCAAGAGATGATAACAATGTTGTGTAATTCTGCTTCGCTTCCCGGCAAGCAAATATTAGCAAGTGATCATAAGCGACAAGGATATGGCACATTTGATAGAAGGGCATGGGGAGCTTCGTTTACAGATATTCCACTAACATTTTATGTAGATGGACGATCAGAGATAGTTAAGTTTTTTTATAAATGGCAATCCGAAATTCTTGCTACAGATACAACGGCAGGTCCGTTCGGAGAAACGAACCAGGGAGCTATGCCATTTGAGGCAGCATATCATGAGGACTATTCAACTACGATGGAACTCACAACGTATGATGTTAAGGACAATGTGATCCTCAAATATAGATTTGTAGAGGCTTGGCCATTTCAAGTGGGAGATGTTACTGTTGCCTGGGCAGAAAATGATCAATTTTCTCTTTTGCCTGTACAAATGACATACAGATCGTATACAATAGAACAACTACCACCACCAAAAGTAAATCCAGATGGCAGAGGATTTAACTTGGCGGGTGCTTTGGGTCTTATAGCTGGAGCCGCTGGTATACTTGGTAGCGGTGTTCTTTCAAGACGCGCTGGAATTGCTGATATTATTAATGCAGTATCAAATGCCAAGATAGTTGCCAGTTCCGCGGCGTCGCTTGGACGTATGATACCGCCGGTGGTCGGTGATTAACATTGCTTAAAAAATGAAAACACAATGGAGAATTTAAATTATGCCTTTACCCGTACTAGAACATCCTACTTTTGAGTTAATCGTACCGTCTTCTAAGAATGCGGTTAGATATAGACCTTTTCTTGTCAAGGAAGAAAAGATCTTGTTGATAGCTCAAGAGTCAGGTGAAGAAGCAGAAATTATTAATGCAATTAAGCAAATTATTAATAATTGTTTAATCGAAGGAGAATTTGTTATTGAAAGTGCTCCTACGTTTGATATTGAATATTTTTTCATGAAATTGAGAGCGTCTTCTGTTAGCGATGTAATATCATTAACTGTTACTGATGAGGACGACGGCTCAGAGCATGATGTCGAAATAGACTTAAAAGAGGTCGAAGTTGTGTTCCCAGAAGAGGAACATAGTAAACTAATAGAAGTCAATGAGACTGTAGGAATGGAACTTAGATATCCAACGTTTGAAGATTTGGCAAATACAGGATCATTGGAGTCGCTTGTTGATTCTATCGATCTTGTTGTAGGATGTATTTCTAAGATATATAGCGGCGAAGAAGTTTTTGATACAATCGATTATACCAAAGAAGAAATGAGCGATTTTGTTGATAATTTACCAGCAGATACATTTGAAAAAATGCAGGGCTTTTTTACAAATATGCCTAAACTTTCTCATGAAGTTAAATATAAGGTAGGAAAGAAAACAAAGAAACAGTCGATTGAGGGCCTAGCAAATTTTTTGTAATTTTGCTGGGTCACATGAACCTAGCAACATTTTATCAACAAATATTTTCCATGGTTCAGCATCATAAATACAGTATATCAGAGATTGAAAATTTATATCCATACGAACGTGACATATATTTTGAACTACTAATAAGTTTTTTACAGGAGCAGCAAAATGAAGGTCACAGCGGAAGCATTGGATAAGTGGAGAATTTGGCCACGAGGATTAATTACTTTATATGGTATTATGTTTTACATGGTATGTGATTGGTTTATGACATTACCAGTACCAACAAATTCTCAATCAGCATTTGTTAGTGTTGTTGTTGGTGCTGGTGCTGCATGGTTTGGTTTATACTGTGGCAGCGGTCCTAAACTTACTAAAACAGGAGCTAAGAAATAATAGATGGCCACCGCCATAGCTGATCTTAAAGAATCTCTTAAAGCTAATTCCGAACAACTTGAATCAATTCGGAAGAGTACTCTTGGTATGTCTAATGGCATCAAGTCATTAGTAAAACTTCAAACAGAAATTAATAAAGATGGCCGTAAGAAGAGATATGAAGAAGCAAGAGAAAGTATAAAAGATAAGAAAAAAGAGGCCAGAGATGCTACTGAAAAAGTAGCTAAGGGAACGAGTTCGTCTGGAAAATGGGGCGGTGGAGGATTATTTGGTGGCCTTGGTTCTTTATTTAAAGGCCTAAAGTCATTTGGTTGGGCGAAATGGCTGGCTGCTTTGGGCGTAGGTCTTATGTTTGAAAAGGAAATTAAGGCTGTGTTTTCCTGGATGGGAAAACAAGTAAAGAATTATTGGGACAATACACTAGGGGACGCACTTAACAAATTAGCTCAAGCTATTACTCCCGATTGGTTGAAAGAGATTATGTTTAGTACTGACGAAGATGAATTAAATATTGGCGCATCTTCGGTAGGTATAAAGGTTCGAGCAGCGTGGGACATGCTAACAGATGCAGTT